GAGAATTTATTATGTGGCAAACAGAAAAAATAGAGATGCCAGAAGGAGCAGTATTAATTTTTCCTTCTAATTTTATGTACCCACATAAAGTTAATCCAGTAACAAAAGGAACAAGATATAGCTATGTATCATGGGTTTATTAATATAGGAGTATAAAATGGCACACTTTGCAGAGTTAAATAGTGCAAACGAAGTATTAAGAGTTACTGTAGTAGAAAATAAAGATACTGCAGACGTAAATGGTGTTGAAAAAGAATACATCGGTCAAGCACATCTTGAAAAAGTATTAGGTGGTACATGGAAACAAACTTCTTATAATGCAAATTTTAGAGGTAACTATGCGGGTAAAGGTTATACATACTTTACAGATCAGGATTTATTCATGCCTCCTAAACCATATAACAGTTGGTCTATGTCTACAGCAGATGCTACATGGCAAGCACCTAGTGCAATGCCTACTGATGGTGGTATGTATAGTTGGGATGAAGATAATCAGACATGGATTAACTTAGGGGGATCTAGTGCAGGTGGTGTCTAATGATAGATCCTATTACTGCATTGTCAGCAGCATCTGTTTGCTATACAACCCTCAAAAAAGCAGTAGCAGTAGGCAAGGATGTAGAGGAAATATACGGCACACTATCTAAGTGGGCAGGGCATATAGAGGATGTAAAAGAAGTAATCTCTCAGGAAAAACAATTTGGTAAAAGTAAACCAGGGATATTTAAAAAGCTAACCTATAACAAAACAGCAACTCAAGAAGTATTTGATACGATCATTGCAGAGGAGAAAGTTCGTGAACAAGAGAAGTACATTCGAGAGTTCTTTACTGCAAACTGGACAGCAGACTGGGGAGGTATCCAAGGTTATAGGAAGTTTATACAAATGCGAAGGGAGATTAAGAAAAGAAGAGAACGAGAAGTTTATAATCAGATGCGAAGAAGGAAGAATTTTTTATATAACACCAAGATGGGAGTTGCTGTTGGAAGTTTAGTTTTACTTTTAATTTATTTATCTCATTTTTTATGGACAGCAATAGTGGAGGCAAGTAAGTGATTAGCATAGCTTTCTGGGTAGCTACCTTAGTACCTCATGTAGATCAGTACTACTGTAAGTTAAAGTGGGTTGAAAGAGATCTATGTACATACTGGTGTGCTAATACTAAAAGAGGATTTAATTGGTTTGAACCACAAACAGAAAAGGGTTGCAAGTTAGAAAAAAAGTTTTTTAAAGCAAGTAAAGGAGATGAAGTTGCTTAATTTATTAACAGGACTACTACCAGTAGCAGAAAAAGTTATTGATAGAGTTATACCAGACCCAAAGGCAAAGCAGAAAGCTCTGGAATCTTTACGAGAATTAGATCAAAAGGGTGAACTAGCTAGAATGGAAGCTGAGTTTGCTGATAAAAATAGTGCCAGACAACGTGAGATGGCTGTCTCTACTAGTGAACATAGCCCATGGTTAAATAAAATAATTACTAGTGTACTTGCTTTAGGTATAACTGGTTTAACTTTTTGTTTGTTTGCAGTTATATTATTTCTTGAAGTTACACCTGCAAATAAAGACATCTTAATTTTTTTATTAGGTAATTTAACTACCTTAGTAGGTCTTGTATGTTCTTATTACTTTGGAAGTTCAGTAGGCAGTAAAGATAAAACTGCAGAAATAAAAGACTTAATAAATCGTAAAGAACCTAATGTATGAAAAAAGCAATAACAAATAATGTTATAAATTTTTTAGAAGCTAAAGCAACACAGCATAAAATAAATATACAGCTATTAGTAGAGAATCAGCAGACAATACCGGAGCATACTGATATAACAGAGGCAATACTAGGAGAACTTAAATTGTATTCAGAATATGAAGATCAATTGAGTTCTTTTAAAAAAGTTTGTGAAGAATGTGGTGAAGTTCACGGAGAAGAATAAATGATGAATTTTAACTGGGGTAAATATTTTACTAAAGAAGAATTTAAATGTAGTCATACTGGCAAGTGTGAAATGGATCAAGACTTTATTGATCGTATGAATCAACTAAGAGAACAGTATGGTAAACCTATAAAGATTACTTCAGGATATAGGGATGCTACACATCCTATTGAAGCTAAGAAGAAAGAGCCAGGAGCACATGCATCAGGGTATGCCTGTGATATTGCAGTTCGAGGAAAAGATGCTTTACATATTTTAGATATTGCATTACAACTAGGATTCACTGGTATAGGTATAAATCAAAAGGGAAGTGGTAGGTTTATTCATTTGGATATATTGAATGGCACACCCCAAAGACCTAGGCCTACTATCTGGAGCTATTAATGAATATTGAACATGGAAAACAAATAGTAGATGGCTTATCTATGGCTACTGTAGTAGGAGCACTTGTAGATGTTCTTCCTGCAGTTGCAGCAGGATTCACTATTGTATGGACAGGTATTCGTATTTATGAAACTCAAACTGTACAAAAGTGGTTAGGTAAAGATAAGAAACGAATAATTGTTGAAGACGAGTAAAGACTATGACGATAGCAACAAGATTAAATGATAAACAAAGAGAAAGAATAGCTAGAAATATAGTGGGCTATCAAGGCCCTATGTCTGGCTTTAATCAATTCTTAGAATCTGATCAAGCTAAAAAGACTGTATATAATAATGCTATTGCTCAGATAGATCAAAAGATGATGGCTAGAAAAGGTGGTATGTCTAAAAAATTAAGAATGGATGAAGGTGGAGTTGCTCAAAAAATAGAAGACCTTTATCAAGAAACATTTAATAGACCTGCTACTGTAGCAGAACAAGAGTTTTATCAAAAAGAATTTGGTTCTGAAGTAGATACTAAAGAAGCTGAAAGTTTAAAAACAAGATTAGAAGCATCTAAAGGACCAGACACACCTGCTCAAGCTACTGCACCTACTAAGCCTCAAGCAGAAAGAGTAGAAGCTGCTCAAGTAACCTATGATCCTAGACAAGATGTTAAATTTGAAAAGATAGAAGATGTTAAAACTGTAACTCCTGCAGTAACAACTCCTGCAGAAAAAGTAGATGTTCCTGATGCTAGAGATGCAGTAACTATGGATGTAGAAAAAGTTACTCCTAAAGCAGAAGAAGTTATAGAAAAAGTAGAACCTGTAAAAGGTGAAGTTAGTACACAAGCTCAAGTACAAGCCCAAACAGTAGATGCTACTGCTACTGCTATAAAAAATGTACAAGCTGCAAACATAGAACAAGCTACACAAATAGATAGTATCCCAAAAAGAAAGTTACAAGCAGAAGAATTAGTACAAGGGCCATCTGTTAAATCTGCTGTAGTAGAACAAAACTTAGAAAAGTTTCAAGCAGCACAAATGGAGTTAGATCCTAAAGCTACTATACAAGGTCAGCTTGAAGAATTAACTAAAAACTTTGATGCTAAGAATCCACCTGCATGGGCTGCAGGAGCACTTAGGTCTGCTACTGCTGTTTTAAATCAAAGGGGTTTAGGAGCATCTAGTGTTGCAGGACAAGCTGTAGTGCAAGCTATAATGGAATCTGCACTACCTATTGCACAACAAGATGCACAAACTATATTTAATTTAGGATTACAAAATTTAAGTAACAGACAACAAAGAGCAACTATTGCTGCTCAACAAAGAGCACAGTTTTTAGGTCAAGAATTTGATCAAGCTTTTCAAGCTAGAGTAGCTAATGCTTCTAGAATATCTGATATAGCAAATCAAAACTTTAATGCTGAAGTTCAGGTTACTTTAGAAAATGCAAGACTAGCACAATCTGTAGACTTAGCTAACTTAAATAATAGACAAGCTCTTGTAATGGCAGAGGCAGCACAAATAGCCAATTTAGAAACAACTAATCTTAATAATAGACAACAAGCAGCCGTACAAAATGCACAAGCTTTCTTGCAAATGGATTTAACTAATTTGCAATATGAGCAACAAACACAGTTATTTAAAGCACAAGAACGTATAAAAGCTATGTTTACTGATGCTGCTGCTGAAAATGCATCTAGGCAATTTAATGCAACTAGTCAAAATCAAGTTAATCAATTCTATGATTCACTTGCTAATGAAACTAAAAGATTTAATGTGCAGCAAGAAAATGCAATGCAACAATTTAATGTACAACAGTCTAATGCTATATCACAATTTAATGCTCAACAAGAAAATGCTGTAGCTCAGTTTAATGCTAGTAATGGTTTAGTTGTAAGTCAAGCTAATGCAGAGTGGAGAAGGAACATAGCAACTATAGATACTGCTGCCATAAATCAAACAAATCAATTTAATGCACAAAATGCTATGGCATTAACTGTTAGAGAGTATGAAGGTATGTGGCAAGAATATAGAGATAAAATGCAATTTGCCCATGATACATCAGAAAATAAACTAGATAGAGAAAATCAATATGGTATTGCAATAATGCAAAGAGATGCAAATATTGAAGCAGCTAAGTTTGGTATGTCTGGACAGTTATATCAAGCATTAGGTGCATTAGGTGCTGCAGGACTATCTGGAACAGATTTATTTAAAGGTGGTGGACTATTTAGTGCTTTAACTAAAAGTATAAAAAAAGCTATTGGTGAAGAAGATATTGTTGATGATATAGATATAAGTGATGCTACTATAGAAAAAATAGAAAAAGAAATGGAAAGACAATCAGATCCTAGTTTATTAACTCCACAAGAGCTAGAACAAGATGATGATGATTTTGATCCTGTGGCTGAAGGTTATATGACTCAAGATGAATTAGATGCTATTACTTTAGGTACATATGGAGATGTAGATTTAGATGATATTGCAGATACTTCATCAACAGGTCCAGATCCAGAGTTAGGTAGTTATCAGGAGGCTGTTTAATGAAAAAGTATATTGAAAAAATAGAAAAACTAGTTATAAAAAAGATGAATGCAAAACCTGAAAAAAAAGAAGAGAAAAAAGAACAAAAAGGTTTTATGGCTAGAAAGAATGAAACACAAATTAAAGAAGAGGACAATACACCTACAGATTTAATGGATGTAGTAGCTGATGCTATTGTTCAAATACGTAAAAAAAGGATGGGAATAAAAGATGGCACTACAATTTGATCCTGCTATGTTACAAGCACCTGTACCTGGGATGTCTTTAACTAAAGAACCAGGAGAGGCAGAATGGGAAAATCCACCAGAGCTATCTAGTATTGAAGATGTAATTGAATATTATACAGAAAAATTGTTAGATCCTGAATTAGAAGATGCAATTTTAGTAGCTTTAGATGAAGGTATGTCTGTAGAAAGAATGGCAGAATTTGTATCTACATCAGGAACTATGAATAGTAGACACAGTTTAGATCTTGCCTTTTTAGTAGATCCTTATGTAAGAGAGTTAATTAAATATGTAGCTGAATCTGCTAATGTAAATTATGTAGATTCCTATTCAGAAAGAGAGCAAAAAGAACGAGTACCTTATAGACAACTTAGAGAAATGATAAAAGAAATGTATGCTAACAAACCTGAAATGGTTTCAGAGGTACAAGAAGAGTTACCTAAAGGTTTAATGGCTAGACTTAAGAAGGAAGATTAATATGGGACTTGGAGTAGCTTTATCTGGATTTTTAACAGGCTTTGCAAGACAGGCTGCTGCTGAAATAAAAGAACGTAATGTAGAGTTACGTAAGAATATTGATGAGCAAATTGAAAACCATAAAAAGAAAGTAGCAGATGCTATAGAAGATAGAAAAGAAAAAAGAGAAGCTATGAGAATGAGGCTTGATAGTGCTGAAGGATATTTTGATGCTTTAGAAAAGAAAGGTGTAAATTTAAATATTGCACAAAGAGCTTATATAATTCAATCTGATTCAAATTTAGAAGGTTTTGCTAAACTATATGCAGAGTCTATAAATGATCCTAGAAAACTTAAAACACTTTCAGATACAATTGTTGTAAATAAAAATACACCAGATTTTAAATCTATAGATCAAGCAATAGAAAGAACTACAGCTTTAGAAAAAATAACTGCACCTGTCGTTGTTTCAGAAAAAACTGCTTTTGGTTTAGGCTCTAATATACAAAAGACTTCAATAGAAAATTATAAAGCATCTATGCCTGAAGCTTTTGAGGAGACACAAAAAAGAGCTAGAATTAGAGGAGGTATATTACCTTTTGAAACACCAGGTTTTGATCCTGTAACATATAGTGTTGCAAGTAAAAGCATAAATCAAAAAATAGCAAATACTATTTCACAAAATATGACAGATATAGGAAAAGGTTTAATTCTTAAAACAGATCCTAATACAAAAGAATTTAGTATTACTGATGCTGCTACTAATACACCTTTTGCATGGGAAGGTGATCCAAAAATAGTTAATCAAGTTAATACATTAAAAAAGAAAGCAATAATAGAGCATATAGGAAGTATTGCTGTAGAAGGTAAAGAGGGTGAAACAATAGATTATGAATCTGCTAGAGCTTTAATAGAACAACCTTTCTTTAGTGGTATAAATATAGGTCAATACCAAAAAGGTAGAGTAAATAAATATGGAGAAGGTAGAGTACCTATCAGTATCTTCACAGATGTTTTAAAGCCTACAGATGATAAAGACGATAAAGATCAAGATGCAGATAAAGATGAGGATCTTTCTGCACAAGAAGCATCAGATGCTGTCAAGAACATTTCTAAGGATATATCTAAAGGAAAAGTTACAGATGTTACATCAGATCAAGTAGTACCAGTTGAAACTGAAACTAATAAAAATAATGACTTTGGAGAACAAAGTGTAGCTATACAAAATCAACAAGCTTCTGTAAATGAATTTATAAAAAGTTTAAGTGATAAAGATAGAAAATTTTATAAATACATTGTGACAGAATTAGATAGACAAAGAAGAGGTGGACAAACACAAGCAACAAAATTAATTGAAAATAAAATAATACAAAGATTTCCTAATATGTCAGATGCAGTTAAACAATATATTGGTTTAGATTAATAGTATGTCATCTGAATACGATTCTTTTTTTAATAAGACTAGTAAGAAGTACGGTATTGACCCAAATGTATTAAAGTCAATAGCTCAAGTAGAATCTAGTTTTAGGCCTGAAGTTATAGATGGTACTGTTCCTAGTAAAACAGGTGCTATAGGTTTAATGCAGTTTATGCCATCTGCAGCTAAAGATTATGGTTTGATGGATGAAGAAGGCAATGACTTCCGTACTGACCCAGAAAAATCAATAGATGCTGCAGCAAGGAAACTAATTGCAGATGCACAATACTTTAGAAAAAAACTAGGTGCTGATGCTAGTAGTGATAAAGTAAATGAACTTGCTATTAGAGCATACTATGGTGGAAGAGGGAATGCTGAAAAAAGTATTACAGCAGGGTATGCTAATAAAGTATTATCAACTTTAACAAGGACTTCCGTTGCTTCTGAAGAAGAGGAAGATAAAACACAAGATTTAGATACTCGTAAGATTCCTGGTTTCACTAGACCAGTAGCTAGGCCTTTAAAAGAAAAGAAAGACATAAAAGGTATACCTGGAATTACTAAACCAGTTTTTAAAAAACCAAAAGACACACCTGATATTGATACTAAAAGTAGTTTAGCTGTCGGTACGAGTATACAACAAAGTAAAGTTAAACCTAAAAAACTAAAAGATGAAGAAAATATAGATTTACTAAAAGATGAAAACTTTACAATTATTAAAGACTACCTTGTATCTAGATTTGGATCTATAGAAAATGTAGGACTTGATGAAAAATCATCTAAGCAAGATTATATAGATAAATTCTTAAGCCAAATGAGGTCTGTTGAATGGAATACAAGTTTAGGAGGTGCTCCTGAACTAATGTTTATTCATAATACTACCAATGAAGACATAATAACTAAAGTAGCTAAAGGGCATGAGTTGTATGATAAGCTGCCTGACTTTTTTGATCGTGTTGAAAATGCTGAATATGGTGCAGCTTTAAAAAGATTAGGATTAGCTACAGGTAATCTTTTACTAGATCCTGCTTCTTATGTTGGGTTTGGTGTTGGTAGTTACTTTAAATATAAACTAGCTAGAGAAGGAATACAAGGAGCTATCAAAGCTAAAGTAGCTAAAGTTAGTGCTAAAAGAATTGAAGAGTTAACAAAAGCTAGAGCAAAAACTATAGAAAGATTTGAAAAACCTAAATTAGATAAAGCAGAAAAACTTAAAATACAAAAAGAAGTAGAAAAAGATGTTAGAGATAATTTAAAAGGTATATTATCTCCTAAAGCACAAGCTGTATATTTAGGTTCTATTGCAGAAGGGACTATTGCTGCAGGTGGAAGTTTAATAGATCAAGGTATAGACAGACAGTTAAAAAGAAAAACAGCAGAGTATGACATTGCAAAAAGACTTGCAAATAAAGATATAAACTTAACTCAAGCAAAAAAAGAATTAAAACAAGTAGCTGAAGAAACAAAAATAGATTTAAGACTTGTAGGACTAAATGCATTTATAGGAAGTGTAGCAGGAGGATTAAGTACACTACCTGCAGTAAAACAAGTTATTTCAGAACAGACTTCTAAAGAAATAATGGAGCAATCAATTAAAGCAAATGCACCTAATATAAGTAGCTCCAGTATTTCTATAGACTTAAAAAAAGCAGAAAGTTCTTTAGCTCAATTTTTAAAAGATGATATAGATAAAGAATTTGCAGGTGTAGAAGATATAAATTTTAAAGAGGTAGCTAAAAAATTAAAGCTACAGCCTAAAGATATAGATAAAGTAAAGTCTTTAAAAGATATAAAGAAGCTAGGTAAAAAGACATTAGATGACTTACAGAAAGAAGGAATACTAACCGACCCTATAATAAAGAAAGACTTAATTCAAAGATCTTATCGTGCAGCTTTTGAAATATTAATCAATGATCCTGCATCTCAATCAGATGTTATGGGTATCATTACAAAAGAAAAGAAAATAAGTGATGTTTTAACAGATGTTTTAACAAGAGTAGAAACTGAAAAAATAGATACAGACTTACTAGAAGGTGCATTAAATCGTGCAGGTATAGATGTTGAAGATTTTGCATATGCTAATAGAACATCTGTAAATGAATTTGCAACAGGATTAAGTAATCTAGCAAAACTTGCTAATGGATTAAGAAAAGCAACTAGCTTAGGCCCTGAAATGCAAAAGATAGTTGACTTTACTTTTGCAGAACAAATACAAAAAGATTCTGTATCACCTTTAATGAAAGCAGCAAATGGTATAAAAAGATTAGAAAGAGAATCTAAAGCACTTGTTGTATCTAGTATTGCAACTACAGTTAGAAACGTATATGGTTCTACTATTGGCATCACAATGGATACTGCAGCTAGATTATTAGATACAGGATTTAACACATCTTTAAATGTAATAGAAGGGTTTAAGTCAGGAAGATACAAAAGAAATGGTATAACTAAGAGTTTTCAAGGGGACATGTCAAAAGCTTTAGATGATAGCTTACAACAATTAGGTTTTTTAGCTAGAACTAATTTATTTACTAGTGTTTTTGCTCCACGTACACAAGTGAAAATAGCAGATGAGTTTGATTTGTTATTAACAGATAATCCAAGAATGAGAAACTTATTACTTACTTCACTTCAAGAAGTAGGAGATCAAAACTTATCTCGTTTCTCTAGATTTGCAAATACATTTAACTTAGCTCAAGATGCTTTATTTAGAAGAGGTGTTTTTGTAAATAGTGTAAGACAACAGATGTCTAAATTAGGTATGAACTACAACGATTTTATAGCAGCAGATAAAAAAATACCTCAAAATATTTTACAAAAAGCATCTGATGATGCACTTGAGGCTACCTTTGCTAAAGTTCCTACAGTAGAAAAAATAACAGATGTTAAATCTGGAGAAGACTTTGGATCTTATTTAGGTAAGTTATTTATTAATGTATTTGAAGGAGTGCCTGGATCTAGTTTATTAGTACCTTTTCCAAGATTTATGGCAAATGCTATGGCTTTTCAATATAAGTATTCTGTTTTACAATTTGGAAAAGCAGGATCAAAAATATATGAAGGTATGGTTAAAAGAAAATCTGCTAGAAAAGATTTGTTAGATCGCATATCTTTTAATGAAAAGCTTATGAAAGATCTTAGAGCAAAAAGAGATGCAGGAGAAATTACAGATGAGTTAGTTCGAGTTGAATATAATAGAAAAAGATTAAAAAATGCTGACCCTAAATATAAAGAAGATTATTTAAGACAGTTAGATTTAGCTGCTACAGAAGACTTTAGAGAAGGTTCTTTAGCTTTAGCTAGAGGAACTGTAGGTGCAGGTGCATTATATGCAGCATATAAATATAGAGAGAATAATCAGGATACAGATTGGTTTAATATAAGAACTCCTAGTGGAGGAACTGTAGATATTCGAGCTATATTCCCTATTGCACCTTTTTTAGCAGTTGCTGATTTTTTAGTTAAGTATAAAAAAGAAGGTGAAAAAACAGATATTAAAGGTGTAGCAGAAGCTGTTGCAGGTATAAAATTACAACCTGCTCCTATATTTCCAATGTTAGAAAGTTTAATGTCTGGAGATGCTTTATCTCAAGACAAAGTATTTAAAGCTGTAGGAGATTCTATTGGAGACTTTGCAAATAGAGTGCAGCAACCTTTCCAACCTATCTATGGTTTTGTAGATATGATTGATGAAGAGTTTTCAAAAGCACGGGATCCTCAAGTTACAGAAAACTTAACAGGTTATAATTTAATTGCAGAAAGAGCATACAATACTTTTATAAACAGAGGTAGTGCTGCAGTTCAAGAACTTGCAAGTTTAGTTACACCTAAGTTTGTAAAAGATATTCTAAACTCTATAACACCTTTTGAAATTAAAACTAAAAAGGATTTACCAGAAGCTATTAGATTTTTTGATCCAGAAGGTCCAGTTAGAGGGTCTGAGTTTTTTGCTACTCTAGTAGGTTTTAGAGAAGTTCCTAGAGTAAATGAGATTGAAGCAGAATTTAAAAGATTAGATATTAATCCATATCCTGTATTTCAAAATACTGGAGATAGAGAGTTTGATAGAGAAGTTATAGCAAGGTCTTTAAAGTACATTGCAGGAGACAAAGATCAACCTGGTATTATACAAAGTTTATTATTCGGTAATTTAAGAAAGAGTATTAGGTACGATAGAATGTCAAAAGCACAGCAAAGACTTAAACTTAGAGAACTATTTAGTTTTGCAGTGCAAAAGGGTAGAAATGAAACTATGGCTAGTTTTAAATATTCTTCAGATCCTAAAAAATTAAACTCTATTGGATTGCGATATTATAGAGGTCTTACTAGAGATGAAAAAACAGCTATTAATGAGCTGTATAGAAAATATAATGATGGTAGATCTTTAGAAGAAGATAGAGCTTTTACTGATGTAATGAGACTCAGAGCTTTAATCCAAGTCCCAATTCAAGATTTAAGATTTAACGAGTCTCTAAATAAGTAGCTAGATTTTCAATATCTGTATCGGATAAAGGCCTAGCCATCATTATCATTAATGCAGAGTTAGGCCCAATCTCAATACCATCTCTATAAGTCTTTAACTTATCTATTGTATACTCAATACTGTTACCAGATACTTTTGGGTAACTAGCCATTCCCATACCTGCAGGTCCATGGCATTGTTTGCAGTTCTGCATAAACTTTGCTTCACCTAGTTTTGCATCACCTGCAAATACTGGATTAAAAAGTAAAGATAATAATAAAGTTATTATCATGCAGCTATCCTTTCTTCTTTCTTAATTGGCTCACCCCACCCCCAGTCTCCAGTCATTCCTGAAGCATTGTAATCAGTCACTACTCCCTCAAAGAAGTTCTTCAAAGTATCTCCACTAACTATCCAATCTAACCACTCTAATGGGTTATTCTTAACCTTGAAATTACCTTTCAGTCCTAGTTGTATGAGCCTCCTGTCTGCTAGGTATCGTATATACTGCTTGACATCATCTGCTGTAAGTCCTTGTACACTACCCATCTCGAAGGCAGCATCTACTACAGCATCCTCAAGATCCACAGCATCTCTGAACATCTGATATATCTCCTTCTTAAACTGGTCATTAACGACTCTAGGATGCTCCTCACAGTACTCTCTGAATAAACGTACCATACCCTCACAGTGCATCGTTTCGTCCCTTACAGACCACTCTACGATCTCACACATGCCCTTCATTTTGCCATACCTCTGATAGTTAAGAAGCATAACAAAAGCTGAGAATAAAGACATGCCCTCATTGAGTACAGATCGAGCAATAGCCTTGCCTAATCCTGCTACTGAATTGACATCTATATTACCCATGAAGTCAATCTTGTCTTTCATCTGCTTGTAGTCCAGGAAAGCAGAGTATTCTTCTTCAGGTAATCCTAAAGTATCATTGAGTAGTGCATAACTCCTTTGATGCACAAACTCTCTATTTGCAAAGCTAGTTAGCATAGCTCTGATTTCATTGTTCTTGAACTTAGGTATGTAGTATTCTAGGTAATTTGTACCTACAGCTACATCACTTTGAGTAAACAACCTAAGTATCTGAGTAATATGATTCTTCTCAGCACCAGTTAATTTACCAGACTGCCACTGTGCTACATCATCCTGCAGCTTGGCTTCCCATTCACCCCAATGAGCCTTCTCTGATTTGATTGCATAGTCTACAGCCCAAGGATATTTAAAGGGCTTGTACGTTTTTGAAGGTGACAATAAGCTCATAGTTCTATCTCCATGTTGTTAAAAGGGGTATATTAGATACGGATGTATCTATTAGGGGGTAGGAATAGTTGTATAGAAAACTACGAGTTTTGCAAGTTATTTTTTGGCAATGTCATAGTGGTTAAAACTGTCTCTTTTTCCCTTATATCTACTTTATATCTCTTTGTAATCCATCCCTTTGGTATATTCATCCGACCATTACTTTCTGGTTCGGCCCAAGTTGTTGCAATACATACTGCTTTTCTATCTTCTGCTATTAAAAAACCTACAGATACTACTTCTGCTAATTCAGTAACTCTAGTCTCACTCCATCCATGATCTGATAAAGCATCTCTCCAATGGATAATTTCTACTGAATCTACATCAACTTTATTTTCTTTTTTACTCGTCGATTTTGTCATCTTTATCATTTTTTAATTCCACTAATTTTAATTTATTCAATGGTACTTGAAAAAACATTTCACCTGATGGTACATACTTGTTTGGCACTTCCACTACTGGTGATGCCTCAACATCCTCTCCTTTAATAAAGAAAGCATACTCTTGTTCATTATTAAGGATGAGAAAATGTGTCTGCATACCGTACTTATCTTTGTCCAAGTACTTAGCTTTTCTGTGTGGTATTTGGCAAGTTTTATATTTAAAGTCCTTACCTTTCCATGCTCGTTTGATTTCCATTTCACAATAAAATTCTCCATCAATAACTAAGTCAGGCCCATACTTATCTGGGTTATCTACAGCAACCCTGCCCAGTGAGTCCCAATAGGTTTTACCTACACTCCTAGCTAACTCATCATTAGCTTTAAATAACTTATAGTCAAATTTTTTTCGTTTATCCATGACAGCTTATACACTCCTCTGCATCTTTCAAGGCATTTCGTTGGACCTGTGTACTAACTTTCTCAGCTTGATTGCCAGAGCTAGTACGCAGATAGTAAAGTCCCTTTAACTTTTTCTTCCATGCTTTTAGATGCACTGAATTTACATAACTCTTATCACTTCCTGCAGGAAAGAATAAGTTAACTGACTGCCCTTGACATATAAACTCTTGACGATCTGCAGCATGTTCTATCACCCATGCTTGATCAATCTCAAAGGCTGTCTTAAATATATCCCTTTCAAATTCTGATAGAAAGTCTAAGTGTTGTACAGAACCTTCATTGATAATAATACTCTGCCATGTCTTTTCATCATTAGCATGGTGCTTTTCTAGTACATCAACAAGGTATCTATTTTTAATTAAGTGTGATCCTGCTCTTGTCCTATGAACGTACGCATTCGACTTAATAGGTTCGATACTAGCAGTACAGCCACAAATAATACTGCTGTTGGCATTAGGAGCAACAGCAAGCAAATGTGCATTACGAACATTGGTACCAAAAAGATCACCTGGAGTACCACGTTCTGTTGCAAGTAGCTTTGTTTCCAATAAGGCTTCATCTTTTATGTATTTAAATATTCTTCTGTTTAACGATTTAGCTATGGCACTTTCAAATGGAGTATTGTACTTTTGTAAATATCCATGAAATCCCATAGCACCTAACCCTAAAGATCTTTCTCGAAGAGCACTCTTCTTTGCACGAATAAGTTCTGGTGGTGCATTATCAATGAATGCTTGAAGAACATTATCCAGAAAACGAATCAGATCTCTGACCATAGTTGTTCTTCTCCAGTCATCATATTTTTCTAGATTAACTGAGGATAAACAACATACTGCTGTTCGATCTTCATTAGTAGGTAAGTGTATCTCATTACACAAATTACTACCATGAATTTTTAGACCTTGCTGCTTGAGAGCTTCAGGCATTGCTTCATTAGCTGTATCTATAAAGTTAATGTAAGGTGAGCCTGTCCTAAATCTAGCTTCTAGGATTCTTTCCCATAACTTTCTAGCTGAGATTTTATCTCTGTATAGACCAGTGTGAGGATCTGTTAGTTCGATCATCTCATCAGCCTCAAGTCGTTTCATAAACTTATTGGTAACATTAACAGCATTGAATAAGTTGAAACACTTACGATTAGCATCACCGCCAGTAGGCAGCTTGAAATTAATAAACTCAATAATGTCAGGATGGTCAATATCCAAGTACGCAGCATAGCTTCCCTTTCTAGTTTTACCTTGTTTGTATGCAGTCATTTGGCTATCTACAACTTTGAGGAAGGGGATTGGCCCTGGTGCTTTGTCACTGACTGCCCTCACATCAGACCAGTGACCACCAACCCCACCACCTTTCACGGATAACCATGCAACTTCTGTGTTGTGTGCAATTAAATCATCTAATGTATCACCTACATAAGATAGAAAACAACTAATAGGTAAAGCCTTAAATGGTTCACCCCATCTAGGAGCATTACTAAGAACTGGACTAGCAAACATAAACCATTGCTTACTAGCATAGTCATAGATTCTTTGAGCAAATCTGTAGTCACCATCACAATAAGCAAGTGCTGCCCTAGCAAAAGCTTCTTGTGGAGAAGACTCTCCTTTGATCATATAATAATCTTTTAGCAATTGTGTTGCTTGATCTGACAGCAACTTATCCCTAGATAAATCTAACTTTATCTTATTCATTACCAATTAACTCCCTTAGTTTCTTTTAATAACTTTATCATAGCTTTTAGATACCACTCTGCTTTTTCTGCATCCTGCAAAGGTTTATCTTTGTTCCACATTCTCATAATGTATTTAAGTATATTACCTTGACAATACGATATAGCTTCATGTTTACCCAATGTATCTACAATTACATCATAGGTTTCATACTTACCTTTGTTGTAATGTTCAGGATGATTCACCATATCTTTTAAAAGTTTTTCCATTATGCATTACCTTGTGTTTTAGTCCAAGTAGATAAATGAGATACTACTTTTTTTTCTTTTATATCACCTAATTCACCAGAGTTAGCCATTCTATTCATTTCTTCAGATACTCTATCAGCAAAGTCTTGATTTGTATTTAATAAATGAAAACATGTTACTAGTGCATACATAGTATCTTTAATTAAATCATGTTCATCTTCTGTTAATCTTGTAATAGGCATTATTAAAGCACTTAAATCTACTTTACCTGCCCACATATTTTTATCAAAGGTAGGTCGTATTACAACTGCAACATCATCATCTTTTAATTTAGTATGTGCATTTTCTGCAGTAACTATTTCTTCATCGTCTTTATCAAACATAGTGCTTTATCCCTTTAAAATTAATTAACTCTGGTACTTCTACTTTTTTACTACAATCTAACCACTCTTCAGGTATTACTTTTGTTGCATATAAAAAGTTATATTTCTCACACCATTTTGCATATGTTGTTTTAGATTTCTTGTTTAGTTTTTTATTACTGTTTGTAAATATAAATCTTATGTCTAACTCTGGGTGTTGTTTCTGTATTAATATATGTTTTCTTCTATCTGATGGTGTAAACAATCCTTTTGTTTCTATGATTACTCCATTAGGTAGTACAAAGTCTGGTGTATATTTTCTATATGCCAGATCTTCCCATTCTATTTTTATTGTTTCATAACCTACATCTAACTTAGCTTCTGTTAGTTGCTTTTGTACTTCAACTTCAAGTCCACTTCTATATCCTTTTCTTTTCGAGGCTGCATACGACTTTGCATTAAACATTATCTAACTTCTGTGTAGCACACCATCGGTGGGTTTTCAGCTTGTGAAACTTTAGATGGCATTTCTTTTAGTCCAGGCCAACAGGCATGTCTATATGCACACCATGAACATTCTTTACCTAGCTTACGATTACCTGAAGGTTTCTTACGATAGGTTTCAGGTTCATCTTCAAAGCATCTTCTAAATTTATTTTCTTGTAGTTCTTTGTGTAGTTGTTTTGTTTTTTGTAAAACATCTTTTGTATTTAAGTTTGGTGAGTCAACATGTTTGAACTCACCTGTTCCTTTGTTAATTACCCACCAACCATTTGGTTTGGTGTTAGTAGCTTCAGCATATCCTGCTAACTGAGCTATATAACCAAAGCTATCTTTTTCAGCTAGTGTATCATATGTCTTAAATTTATTTTGATAAGACCACGGACTTGCAGATTTAATGTCAGCAACTCCTGTATCAAATATAATGTCTGGTGTTCCAGGTATCTTGCACCCATCACCAAGATCTAACTCAACTTGTTCTCCATTCTTGTATGAAACACCTGAGGCTGTAAGTAAACCTTTGAATACAGCCTCAAGTATATCACCTATCAACATCATAATAATAAAGTTAGCTGATGGAGGAAGAGCCGACTCTGGCTTGTTTTTATCAAACCAGAGTTGGCAATAGGGTCTACCGATATTAGACATCCGAAGTGTAAAGTCCTGATTTTTTTTCTCGACAAACTGTTTATTGAGTGCAACCTCAATATCTTTAACAATACCTTTTAATACTTTCTTAGATAGAACAGTATCTTTAGCAGTAATGCTATTAAGATATTTATGGATTGCTAGTTCAATAGGATTAGACAGCACTACCTATCTCATCAATCTCAACAAATTCGTTAACTAAAGCATCATTATCTTGCTGCTTTTTAGCATCAATAGATTCCTGATGATTTGTGCTAACCCATGTGTTGTAGTTTTCAATCCAATCAGTAAAAGACTTAAAGGTAGTCTGATCATCTTCTGTAATTTCAATTAAGTTTGGTAGCAACTCTACACTTGGAACATAGTACTTATTACCAGATGCAATCTGTCTTTCATCTGTACCTAACTTAATTTGATGCTGCGGTAGCAGCCTAGATTGTTTAGCCATCTGAGCTATAGGTGTACCCATAGTTTTAAATGCTTCACGATTATCTACCTCATAGATAAATGGCACACCCTCTTGTGGATCAATATCTAAACCTTGACCATCAACTGCATTATCGAAAGTAGCTAGACCAAATAGCACTCGAACTCTCTTAATACTTTTAATTAAGTTCTTTTGACTCTCTGGTAAAGCTTGATAGTCTTCTATCCAACCACTAGGTTTGCCACAGTTAACACCACCGATGTTATCAATGAGATCTGATTTCAAGTCATTAGCCATGATTGTTTTCACAAATGTGCCTTTGCTATCTCCATTAGCCATTATGTATCTTTTATACATAAACTTCTGTTGGAATAATCTAATCTTTGGATCTTCTTGATAAATCTTATCACCATTAGGTAACTCTAAAGAATACATACCAGGATCTACAACTTTGATAGTTTTCTTTTTACCTTTAATCTCTGTCTCACCATCAATACCTGAGTGATCTATTTTTATTCTAGCTAAATTACTTTTAGTTTTTTTGGTATCCATATCAGCAGTCATACCCATAGCTGTTGCTAACTGATTGAAATTACCTTTATCTGTATTCAGTGTAACTATTTCTGTAGACATATAAATCTCCTATAATAAAATAACAAAGGTTTCCCCCTCACACTACTGTGGGGGAACCTTTGTTAGATGTCTGTCTGTTCTAACCAACTGTTACCTATTTTCATATCTAACTTTAAAGGTACATTAAACTTAATACCCCACCTAGTTCTCATTAAGGATACTAGGTTCCCTTCTATATCCTTAATTACATCTATAACATCCTCTACTTCTGTCGGATGTACATCTATAATAAGGCTATCGTGAACTGAGTTTACCACAATACTTTTTAGATGTGTCAACTTTTTTGTTACTTCTACTAAAACTAATGGCACAATATCTGCTGTAGCAAATGATTGCACAGGATAGTTTTTAATCTGAGTAAAGTGAGAAACACTACCGTCTTTTCTTCTTGTACAATCAGGAAAAGCAAACTGTCTACCACTTGGTGTAGTAATAGCTCCCTTTGTAATAGCTTCATTAGCTAATACCTTATGCCATTTTGCAATCCCTTTGTACTTCTGTAAAAAGTGTTCATAGTATTTAGCCTCAGCAGGTGTTCTACCATAGCCAGTGGCCCCATATAAAGGAGC